TTGGCCATGGGGTCCTCGTAGGGTGGCTTTCAACGGCGAAGCCCAGCCGCCACGGGGACGGCTGGGCACGGCGCTGTCCGCTGTCCGATCAGCTCAGGAGCATCGCGGCGTGGCGGCTGGCCACGGTCGTGACGCCCCAGGCCAGGGCGACTTCCCAGCGCACCTGGCGGTACTGGCGGTAGACCGCGAACTCGAACGGCAGGCCGGTGACCGGATCCACGATGACCATGCGGTCGTCGGCCGCGTCGCCGCCCTCCGGCAGGGCCGGTAGGCGCGCGGCGAGCTGGAAGGCTCCGCGGTGGAAGGCGCAGTTCGGCGTGTAGTTGCCGCCGATGGTCATGGCCTGGGCGCTGGCCGGGAGGGCCTGCTTGAGGCCGGGGCCCTGGAGGACGATGGTGCCGGGGGCGGCGACGCCGGTGGCGACCACGTACTTGTTGGCGTCGCCCGCGAAGGTGACGACATCGCCGGCGAGGACGGTGCCGGAGCCGGTGATGATCGGGATGCTCGTGGTCCCGATCGCGAAGCCGGCGGCCGAGCTGGTGTAGCTGGTGCCGGTGCCCTTGGTGAAGGTGCTGAGACCGGCCGACTCGCCCACCGCGAAGCGCATGAGCTGGCCGATGTCGCCGCGGCGCAGGAGGTCGTCGGTGCCGGCCTCGTTGACGCGGAAGAGCTGCGACTGCTTGGCGCGGAGCTGCGCCGAGCTGGTGGTGTTGAGCACCATGCGCAGATCGGTCTGCGGGCAGCCATTGTCCTGGAGGATCTTGAGCGTCTGCGCGATGTCGCTCAGGTCCGCCGCGGTGGCGAAGGGCGCAGTGCCGGCGGTGCCGTAGGCACGCGAGGCGGTGCGGGCCAGGGCCGCGAGGTCGGTCTCGATCTCGTTGACCAGGGTGCGGAGCGCCTGCGCGATCAGGTCGCGCTTGATGGTCCCGTAGGGGGTGACGTTGGGCGACCCGTCGAGGGACGCGGTCTCCTCGCCCGAGAAGTTGAAGGGCACCGCGCGCGCCTTGGTCATCGTGAGGTCCACGAAGCCGATGGTGCTACCGGTGGTGTCCGGGCTCACGTTGCTCGGGGTGATGTTCTGCGCGACGAGGGCCGGAGTCACCGGCGAGCGGATGACCTGGTTGAGGCCGACGCGCTGATCGGGCTTGGCGTCACGCGAGACGGCGGGGATGAAGCCGACAACCTCGCGGGAGACGAGGTCCATGGCCTCGTAGATGGTGGGGACGAGACCGGTGATGGTGTTTGCAGCCATGATCTATGTCTTTCAGGGATGGGGTTGGAGGGTCAGTCGGCCAGCTTGGCCTGACCGAGGCGCAGCGCCTTGGCGTAGGCGGCCGGGTTCTTCTCGTAGTCGGCGCGGCTGATCACCGCGACCTCGCCGGCGCCGGGCGGGGAGCCGCTGCCGGGGTCCCTGGGCGCGCCCTTGGCCAGTGCGGCCAGGTGGTCATGGTCGGCCTGGAGTTTGGTCAGCTTCTCGGCGGTCGCCTTGTGCTCGGTCTGCTCCTTGAGGAGCGAGGCCTTGAGGTCGCTGGTCGCCTTCTCGGCGGCCTCGCGATCCTTGCCGGCCAGGAGGTCGCGGATGGACGCCTCCTCGTCGCCGGCCTTGGCGCGCTCCGAGATGAGGGTGGCGTGGTGGGGGAACGCGGCGACGAGCGCCGCGAGGGCCATGGCAGTGATCCGCATGGGATCTCCGTGGGCTGCGGCGTTGTCCGCCGGGTGAACCCCTTCCGCTGACGCGGCGGGGGCGGTTCTCGCCGGGGCCGACATGGCACCGGCAGGAGAGGGACGGCGCGCGATGAGCGCGGCGAGGGAGCTGATGCGATCGACCAGGCCGAGGGCGATGCCCTGCTGCGCGGTCCAGACCTCGCCGGTGGCGACCTTGGCGGCCTGCTGCTCATCCAGCCCGCGGCCGGCAGCGACGGCGCCGGCGAAGGCCTGGGCCAGGTCGGTGACGATCGATCGAGCGTTGGCGAGCTGGGCCTCGTTCAGCACAGGCGAGGACTTGGCCGGGGCCGAGGTGATGACGTGGACCTTGTCGCCCTTGGTGTTGTCGGTCGCGCGCTCGATGATGGCAGTCGCCACGCCGATCGAGCCGACCAGGGCGGTCGGGGCGCTGGCCACGATCTCGTCGGCCTGGCTGGCGATCCAGTAGGCGGCCGAGGCGGACTTGCCGTCGATGAAAGCGACCATCTCGATTCCGCGCGCGCTGAGCTGGCGCACTAGGTCGGCGGTCTCGGCGGTGCCCGACACCTCGCCGCCGGGGCTATCCATCTGGAGGATGATGCGGTTGACGCCGCGATCGGCCGCCGCGATCAGGTCGCGCTGCACGCTCTCGGCCGACCGGCCGCGCGCCTGGCACATGCCGTTGACACTGTCGGCGTAGCGGGCGAGCACGCCGCGCATCGGGATGACGGCGGTGTCGCCGCTGATCTGCATGACCGGCTCGGCGGCATCGGTGGCGTTCGGGTCGCGGCCGATGGCGGCGGTGATCGCCTCGGCGTCCAGCTTCTCGCCGGCGGCGTGCCGTTCGAGGATGGCGACCAGCCGTTCGAAGGTGGCGTCCTCGATGGCCCACTGGTGCGAGGCGAGGAAACGGAGGGAAGGCGACAGGCTCATGCGGCGGCTCCTGCGGGCGCGGTCTCGGTCGGCTCGGCGGGGTCGGTCGCGTCTTCGCCGTCGCCCTCGCCATCGTTGTTCTGGTCCTCGGGCGCGGGCGGGTCGCCAGTCGGATCGGTGGGCGTGGGCGCATTGCCCGGGCCCGAGGCGGGGGCGGCATCCTTGGTCGGATCGGGGAGGCCCTGGCCGGACGCGAACTCGATGTCGCGGGCGGTCTGCTCGGCCTCGTCCTCGTAGTTGAAGCCGAACATGCCGTGCGCGCTGGTGGGGCTGACCTTGGCCTGGATGAGGGCCTTGATCGTGTTCGCGTCCTTCTGCCGATCGGTCGAATACTTCGGCGGGCGCGTGTAGCGGCCGGCCATGATCTCGGTCCAGTCGTCGGTGCCGAACGAGAGACGGCCGCGCGCGACCTCCTCGCGGATGATCGATTCGTCACGGGTGCGGCTGACCTGCTGCTCGTGCTCGACGCCGTAGGTCTCGCAGGTGCGGTCGTTCTGGTCGAGGCCGGCGCGCGCGCTGGCCAGCGAGGCGTCGCCCATCTCGCAGAGCACGACCTGCCAGGGGAGGCCCCACATGGCGGTCAGCGAACGATACATCGTGGTGAGGAACTCCTTGAGGTCGGACCCCTGGAAGTTGCTCTGCATGAACTTCACATCGGTCGATCCGTACTTGGCCACGAGGATCGACATCGGGCCCAGCACCGCATTCGGCCCCAGCGCCGCCTTGGCGGTGACCGCGGCCTTCAACTCCTCCTCGTCCTCGGTGAAGTAGATGATCGGGTGGATGGCCTGCGCACGCTTGCCGGCGACGTGGGCCTCGACGGTGCCCTGCACCTGGCGCATCAGGAGGAGCGCCGGGGCGAACATTGAGACGCCGCGCAGCATGCCGGGCAGGCGCAGGCCGACGCGGTGCATCACCTGGCGCATGCCGGTCTCGGGATGGTAGATCGGGATGCGCTGCCACCGCCGATCCTTGATGTAGCCGAAGGGGCCGACGTTGCCGATCTGGATCCAGATGGCGACCAGGGCGCCATCCTCGTCCAGCTCGCAGCCGCGCTGGAGGCGATCATCGTCCGGCTGGTCGTCGGGGTTGCACACCCGGTCCGGGGTGATGATGCGCCAGCACCCGGCGAGCGCGGCGCCGGGGCGGCCCGGCTTCCAGAGCCAGACGGCCCAGGCGTCGCCCATCACGGTGGCGATCCAGTCCATCGCCTTGTCGAACTCGACCGTGGAGAGGATGCCGCCAGCGTCCTGCGAGGTGCCGGCGCTGCCGCGCCGGATGGCGGCCTCGATGTTCCGGCGCTGGTCGCGCTCGTTGGTGCTGGTGCTGATCCCACCCTTCTCGGCGTAGGTCGAGCGCAGGCACATGCCGTGCGGGCCGTGGGTCTCGCGGATCTTGGCCGCGACCATGGCGGCGGCGAAGGGGTCGTTGCAGACCAGCGAGACGCCGCGGGCGGCGAGGGTCTGCCACTCGCTCGCCCACACATGCTTCGGCTCCTGGAGCCACAGCGACCAATCCGCGAACAGGCGGTGGTTCGAGGCGCCAGCGAACTGCTCCCGGCTCATGCGCCGAACTCCACCGGGATGGCGGTGATGCCACCGGTGCGGCCGACGTAGGACAGGCCGGCGCGCACCACGTCGAGGGCCTGCTTGAGCTGGTCCATGCTGACGTTGACCGATCGCCCGTTCATCGTGTAGCTGGCGATGGCGCCGCGGCGCAGGGCCTCGTTGCCGGCAGAGAGGGCGATGATCGCGGAGAGCTTGGCCTTCGCCTCGGTCCAGGTCAGGCCGATCAGGGCGGCGGCGAGATCGCCCGACATGCCCGCGAGGGCCACGTCTTCGGCGGAGATCAGGGAGCCCAGGACGGCCATGCGCCGATGATTGGCAGGACTGTCCTGGGATGCGACACCCGGTTTCTATGATGTCGCGGAATTGGTCAGGCGAGGTGCGCGCGCTCGCGGCCGGCGTCCAGGTCGTCCTTCTGGCGATGAGCGCAGGCTTCGCACTGCCAGTAGGCGATGGCGCCGTACTCCTCTCGCCGTCTCAGTTTAAGCCAACCGCAGTCCTCGCAGCACAGGGCCTCGACCAGGACCCGGCGCTGGCCCTTCTTCCAGACGTTCGGGGCCGGGCGCTTCGCCGGCTGCGGCGGCGGCCCCTGCGGCTCCGGGCCGTAGCCGTCCAGCCAGCCGCTCACAGGCCGACCTCGTAACCGTCCATGAACCCACCGGACGGCGGCGGAGCTGACGGCTTGGTGTCGGTCTTCTCGCCCGAGCTGCGCATGTTCTTCCGCCGCCACCAGGTCGCCGCCGCGCGGGCGTAGGTCAGGCAATGCAGGTAGTCCACGCGGCGCTGCCACTCGGGATGCTGCTGCCGATCCTTGGCGCTCTCCGACCAGCGCAGGCCGTCGCGCTTGTGGTTGATCCGCATCGTGCCGACGAGGTGGCGGACGATGGCGGTTCCCGCATCGAGCCCGCGCGGGAGCAGCAGGGCGCCGGCCTCGACCACCGGCAGGGACAGCGCGTCGTGCACGCCGCCGCGGATGGGATCGACATCGATGAGCGCGAGCTTCCAGCCACCGTCCTGCCGGCGGAAGTAGACCACGCCGGCCACGTCGCCGGGCTCCGGCTTCATGCGCTGGTCACGGCCGCGGATCGGCTGCCAGTCGCGATGGAGCTTCGTCCATTTGGTGATGTCGTCCTGGCGGTCGGCGGCGTCCACCCACCGCGCGACGATCGGCCATTCCAGGTCCTTGAGGATCTGGTCCAGCCGCGACAGGCCGGCGTGCAGCTCGGACAGCGATGGCTGGGCGCCGATGCCGCAGAGGCGGACGCTGCCCCAGCCGATCAGCATGGCGGTCCCGTCCGCGCGCTCGCCGTCGAGGGTGAAGTACAGGCGGCCCGGGGCGCGCTCGCCGCCGCGCTGCACGTCGATGCCGGCGGTCACGAACTCGATGCCGGGCGGCAGGTGGCAGAGGTGCAGGCTGTCGCCGTCCTCGTCGCGCTGGCTGCGCAGCGGGTTGAGGGCGTAGGTCGAAGCCATCGAGCGGCTGGCCAGGCCGAGGCGGGTGAGCACCTGCGGCGCGTCCTCGTCGGTCTGGAGGTCGGCGGTGTAGCTGCGCGTCAGGCGGTCGCGGTAGAACTGGCGCATGAGGCCATGGTCGCCAATGGCCACCGCGTCGAGGGCCTGCTTGTATTCGGCGCACAGGCCGGGCAGGACCGGCAGGCGTGTGCCATTCACGACGATCGGGAACGGGCTGTCGAGCGCGGTCCAGGTGATCGAGAAGAGCGGGGTGCGCCGGCTGTCGTGGCGGTGCCAGTGCTTGAGGGCCTGCTGCCGTTGCGTCTCGTCCAGCACGCCGGGGCAGTGCGCGCAGCGGATCACCTCGCGCTCCACGTCCACCTGCTCCCACTCGAAGCGCTGAATGGTGCCGCAGTGCGGACAGGGATAGCGCAGGGTCGTGCCGGTTCCCAGCTCGACCAGGCGGAGGATGAGCGAGCCGCCGGCGCCGATGCCATCGCGCTTCACCGTCGAGACGTAGAGGAGCAGCGGATCCGGGCTCTTTGAGATACGGCGCTCGATGAGCCGGAGGCGGCGCATGTCGGACCAGTCGTCCACCTCCTCGATGTCGAGGGCATCGGCGGTGTCGCCGGCCTGGCCGCTCTCACCGCGGCCGCCGGCCGAGCGGGAGAGGAACTGACCGCCGCCGGGCAGCGTCACCACGCGCGCGGCGCCGCCCCGCGAGCCGCCGCCGCTCTTCGGCTGCATGCCGCCCTGTGCTTCGAGCATCGGCCAGAGCTTGGTGGTCCAGGCGTCCTGCGCCTTGGCCTGGGTCGGGTAGGCGACCATGACGATCTGGTGGAGTTGCACCACCCGGCGCAGAATCGGCACCGTCGTAGAGAGGGAGCCGCCGTCCTGCACCGGCTTCGCCACCGCCACCCATGTCGCGCCGGTCTCGATCGCCTGGAGCAGGCAGAGCTGGGCCGGGTGCCGCGATGGCTCATAGGTGTCGCCCTTGAAGTCGCCATCGGGGAGGCGGATCGTGCGCGCGAAGTCGATGACCCCCAGCCGCTCCAGGCGCATGCCGGCGGCGAACTCGCGGCGCAGCTCGCCGGCGATGGGGGCGATCTGGAGGAGGTGGGATCTAGCGACCACCGGCGGCCTCCACCTTGTCGGCCATCACGTTGCGGAGCTTCTGCGTCACGGTGCGCAGGGCGGCCTCGCACGGCGCGCGCACCTCCGGCGCCAAGCCCGGATCCAGGTAGGCCAGCACGCGGTCCAGCTCGGAGCGGACGATGCGCTGGATGCGCTGCACCTCGGCCACCGCCTCGCTGCGTAGGCATAGCTCGCCGGACTCCTCCCGGGCGCGCGCCTGCTCGCGGATCGCCTGCGCCTCTTCGCGCGCCAGGCGGGCCTCCTCGCGACGGTTGGCCATGTCCTCCCACTTGCGATCGCCCCGCAACTGGCTGTCGGACTTGCGATCGCGGTCGCCTGTTGCCGGCTTCTTCCGGCCGCCGAGCAGGTTTCGCTTGCTCGCCCGCGCCGCGAGGGCGCTGGTGCTGCCCTTGGGACGACCGCCGCTCACCTAAACTCCTCCGCGACGTGTAAAAAAGTGCCCGTGGACTTGCGGCGCAGCC